TTACTGTGCGGGGACGGCTACTTCTACACGGCGCGGGCGTTCGCCATCGCGGCCGGGGACAAGTACCACGATCACACACATGGCGCGGCCATTCTGCGTGGTCGGAGTTGCCTTGGCCAACTGGCCACCCTGTGAGGCAGCCACTTGTTCGCCCACCGCCGCACAATCGCCAGCAGCGACAACCAGAAGATTAGACTTCTGGGGCGTCGCTATTGGCAAGGCACCGGCATCAACCGGCAACAGACCAATGCTAACGGCCAGAAGCGCGAAAATTTTGAGAGCAGGGTTCTGTTTCATCATGTCCCTTTTATAGCGCCTTTCAGCTGAACGATGCATGAACAATCGTCCCCGCTTATAGGCACAAAGGAATTTGGGCCTGTAAAACAGCTCCAATCAGAAAACCCTGAGTGGCGCCATTCTAAACTATTGTTTTTATGCATAATATTATCCGGGACATCCGTCAACATTCCGGAACTATGCCACTTTTCAAAACTTTGCTATCACGCTTTATAAAATTATGAAATGCGCGAAGTTGCCCCTATGCGACCAAAAACAGCAATAAGGCCAGCGATGCCGGTCGCAAGTTGCAGCAATACATCAGTTAAAGCGCCCTGATCGACCGTATCGCTGATAAGGCCAAAAGCGCCAGCCAACGATAAAAACAGAGCGACCAATCCAGCCCAAACAGTACGAGACAGATACCAAGGCTTATCTTCAGCCATTAGATTCCCTTTCTGATTTTCACAACATATTTGAAATATCGAGCGTAGCGAAATCACCAGCTCCAGTTTTTGCACTCACCATCGCAACGCGAATCTGGAATTCTTTTGTGTCTAGTTCAGCAAGACGTTCCGAAACCGGATAAATCCAGGACGCGGTTTGCACCTTTGCACTGCGCACAAGTGCATCGGACTGCCAGATTTCCACCTGATAGGCTTCACGCTCTTCCCCAAGCGGAATATCCTCACCCATCCAGCTATCAGCATCGATCCGCCCACGCCTGATCCAGTGAACCGACAAATCACCATTGGCGAGTTGTTCGGTCCTAAGATGTACCGGGCTTAAAGGCTTCAGGGCTTGCAAGCCGCCGACTGCCTTCACGGTATCGAAGAACTCATCCGAGAACGATTTGCCTGCCGCCCCTATGCGCCAGTTCAGCTCAAACCCGATTTCGGAAGCTAGCAGACCAATGTCCTGCACCCCACCGTCAAGCAATACAAACGGGGTCCCGACTGGCTTCTCAATGAGGCTTGCTGTTTCCGTACCAAGCTGTCCGCGTAAAAGCCTGCTCAATCGCCAGCGGTTTTGTCCAATCTCTTCTGCTTCGAGAAACTGAAAAACTTCCCATTCTCCATTAGGGGATTTTAGAAATGCCGTATTGGCCCCGTTCAATATCTGAGTAAGTGGCTTTGATCCCAATTCGCCTGAGTAAAGTACAAGCTCTATCGCATTCCCGTCGATCAAACGTCCGCTCGGAGCTCCTATAAGCGGCCTTGTCAGTTCACCCATTACAGCGCGTTCGCCGATCAAGCTGCGTTCGGCAAAACCATCGTCGGATGGTGACGCGTAAGCCGCGACACCGCGCCATGGCTTCGCATGACACGCAACGCGGAACTGACCAGCGGGGGCTTCCGCACTCGGCCAAAGCGGCAGATCTATGAGGTGAAAAATCGGCTTCATATCCGAGACCGGTTTTCCCGGTGGAAACTTTGGAGTTTCACCTTTGTCTGCAAACACGACATTCGGTGCAAGGGCGACGGCTTTGACAGCCCGTACTTCGCCATCTTCCAGCGCCGATACGATATAGTCGCGCCCGCCTCCCAGCAATTCAAGCCGGACACGGTCGCCCACGTGAAGTGCAGCCTCAGACCACGGCAAAGAGAAACTTGCCGTTCGTCGTTCAGCATAGCGGCGCGCCATCCAACTTTCAGCAAGGGCCGCTGCCTGCCCTGTTTCCATCGAGCCAGATAGGCTGAGGCTTTCAATGCCCTGACCTGTATCGCGACGCACGGATGCGCCGACAACCTGAAAGTCGCGCAGCGGATCATTACAGTATAGCTCGGCCACGGAAGGCAGATCGCCCTGATCTTCGAGAACAGAGTTCAGCGCCTCGCCATCCTGTGGCTCGACCAGCATATGCGCCACATCGAGCGCAGGAGCCGCACGGGCGATACTCCGAAACACAAACCGGCCCGCCTGCTCAAACCCATGCACGCCAAACACATTCATCAGCGGTTCCAGAACACCGCGTGCTGTTGACGGTTCCGAAATAACAAACCCGGTGAGATGCCCATCTGCAGCAGTACAATCCGCTTCAGGCAATTCAAAATCGGCCAGTATGGCAGCAATCAGTTCATCAAGCGAAACTCCACTGACACGACCGTTAAGCCAGTGACCGAGGCGCCAGTTTGGCGTATCGCCCCACACGTCGCCTTTCAGTGGAAACTCCGGAAACGGTCGCGTATCCCAGGACCACAAATAAATGCGATCCATGTCCAACATCGACCCGCCATAGACAGTTGAAACCGGATTGTTTCCCGGCCAGTGCTTGAAATGTGCGCGCAGGAACCGGTCCATACCGATATCGGCGCGTGAGCCGTTCGAGAAATATGGCGTCGCATTTTCCGACGATTTGGGATCAGGAAAAACATTGGGCTGGTTCGGACCTTTGTCTACTGCCGGGCATCCAAGTTCTGTAAACCAAATTGGTTTGGATTGCGGCACCCAAACTGTCGGTGCAGCAACCTCTGTCCCATCAATGCGGTTATAATGCGGATTGCTCCACCAGGCGCGAATATCCTTGTAGCGATAGACCCACGGTTTGCCAGCAAGCCCATCGCTAATCGGTGTACGAACACGCGCGACACGGTCTTCGCTGCTCGCGTAATACCAGTCAAAGCCCTCCCCCGTTTCTACGCTCGCTGTCAAACCATCGAGGTCATAAGGGCTTTCGAACCGATCAGGGTTCCCGCCATCGAAATCACTATCCCGCCAATCGGCAAGCGGCATATAATTGTCGATGCCTACTGCATCCACTGCAGAGTGTGACCATAGCGGATCGAGATTGAAAAGCAGATCGCCGCTGCCATCCTGTGCCTGATATCCAAAATATTCAGTCCAGTCGGCACCGTAGGTTATGCTGCAGGCACTGCCCAGCTTCACCCGCATCTCCGTGGCCAGCGCGCAAAGATACGTGACGAAAGGAAAATTTTCACGGCTGTCACGGATGCTGGTAAGGCCGCGCAATTCTGAACCAAGCAAAAAGGCATCGACACCGCCAGCCTGCACCACCAGATTTGCACAGTGATTCAGGAAACGCCTGTAACCCCATGTTCCGTTGACGAAAGCTGAGACCTGATTTCCTGCTTCGGCTGTCTTGTCTGGAGAACCAGCAACACCGATTGCGGGGTGGCAGGTGATACGTCCGCGCCATGGATAGACGGATTGTCCAACACCACCATAAGGCGACGGCAACCGATTGTCGGCAGGCACGTCCATCATGATGAACGGATAAAGCGTAACCTTAAGACCGCGCGCTTTCGCGTCACGAATAGCGTCGATTACGCTCTGATCGGAAGGGGTTCCGCCATAAGCCGCACCGTCACCACTGGTCGAAATAAGATGTGCATCAGCACGAGTGACATTTTCAACCTTCCAGGTCTGGCTTGAGGACAATGTGCTCTGATGCGTGACACCTGGGCGAATACTGCACGCACCAGCCCTCAGATCATTACCAAACCATGGTAGAACAATTGCCACATGGCGTAGGTTCGGGCACAGCATCTGCAGCTCGTCCATGGCGACCGTCCAATCGCTGCGCCCGCGCCTTGCATTGCGGTTGATCGTGCGGCTTTCACCCGGAAAAGGTCTATCTTTGACCGGACTTGGCGACAGGCCGAACTCAGTGGAGCCCGGAATGAGCGCCACAGCACGGACATCGCGCGCCACCTTGCCAACCGGCCGCATGACCTCGAACTGGAATTGTGGCAGACGGTTTCCATACACATCGAGCGGAATACGTTCAAACACCACATAAGCAGTGCCGCGATAGGCAGGCGCGTTGCCTGTTCCCTGCTTGGCCTCAATCAAGGGATCAGGCTGTTGTTCCTGCGTACCGCGATAGATGCGCATGTCAATGTCAGTGAGATCAAGTTCCTGACCATCAGCCCATACACGACGGATGCCAGCTATTTCACCTTCAGCAACGGCATAGGCTGCATTGCCGAAATAGCTGTAACTAGTCACTTTCGGACCACCTTTGCCGCCTTGGCGTTCGGTGGTTTTCTTTTCTTCAAACCGCGTCGCCCAGATCAACGTGCCTGAAAGCCGCGCTGTGCCGTAGACAAAGGGAAGTGCGGCACCTTCTTCTGCTGTTGCCAGGCGACCACCATTGAGGCTCGCACCTTCCATATGGCGGGTCGAATTGATGATCGCCGTGTCGATGGCATAGCCGCCCATAGCGCCCAGACCAGCACCGATCGCTGCCCCCACAGGGCCAAAAATGCCGCCAACAGCAGCACCAACCGCTTGCAGAACGATAGTCGCCATTGTTTACACTTTCGCTTCAGGGAAGATAAAGACCCCGGCAATCCGCTTGCGCCATTGCGGCACCAGCGCGGAAGCCATCACGTGATGACCTTCATAGGCATGGATAAAGCGGTTCTCTCTCGTCATGATGCCAAGATGCTTCGCCGCAACATCGGCGCGCCAGCGGAAGATGAGCAAGTCACCCGGCTGGGGATTACCGCTGATGCGTGATCTCATATGCCTTTGCGCCGCTTCCATAAGCAGATCGCTGGAAGCGGCCTCCGCCCAGTCAGGTGCATAAGCCCCCGGATGTTCTGGCTCATTGCCATAAAGCGCCCGCCAGATACCGCGTACCAGCCCCAGACAATCACAGCTCACGCCACGCATCGATGCGCCGTGGCGATAGGGCGTACCTATCCAGCTTTCGGCCTCAGCCAAAACTCTCTCGGCAACCATCATGGCACCAATGCACTTCCGTCATATTCATTGCCACCGCTGACGTAGGCGAAGGCTGCGTCATTGCCGGGAAGATGCGGAAAGCCTTGAAAGTTGGTGCCATTTGCGAATTTTGCTTTGCAGGTTGCAAAGCTCTTGTCGCAACCAGCGGTGATGCGAAACGTGTCGCCGGTTTCCACCGGCAGAATAGGCGCTTCAATCAAACGCAGACTGTTACCATTCTGTCCCATAACTCGAATTGCTTTTCCCGAGCTTTTCCCACTTGTCCAAACAAGCAACCCTTCGGCAAACCAACCACTTGCAAAACCCTCAAGTCCAGCCACCGCCAGCATCGAGCCATCAGCAACTGTTACCGATCCAGAAGCAGCGAACCGAGGATCACTTTGGTTCACACCACAGCGTTTATCGCCCAAAACAGCATTGCACTGACGCAGAACCCGGCGGCCGCAAACGGCATCGAAAGCAGCCGCAGCGCCTTTCAACTCCATGACAAATCGGCCACCGGATCGGCTGATCGTGCAACGGTCCAGCGGCGCAGAAGCATGTACTGTTCAGGGCTTGTCCAATTGACCAGATAGCTTTCGATGACCGCTCCGTCGTAACGGCCCTGCTCAATATCGACGTCGCTGATACGTGTTGAAGACAACGCACCTTCGACCTCGCCGCCCGCAACAGACAGCCCGAGTGTTGTCGCGGCTTCGCTGCTGTTCAGACCCGTCAGCGGCTCGCAGGCAATTCCATCCAGAAACAAGTCACGATCATGGTCTGTGAAACCAAGCACAACCCCATCCGAACGTCTTATAAGCCAGGCAAAGCAATGGGTTGTGACTTCACCCTTCAAATGTGATTCAAGCGCTGCCGGAACAGGGATCATATCTTGACCTCGACAATCGGAATGGAAGGGATTTCGCCTGCCTGAAACGACGCAATGCTGGCCATCAGCCTGTCTGTATCGAAGCGTACTGGCACATCGAAGAGAAAGCCCGCCGTCACGACGGCGCCTACGGCAAGCCGATAATCAGGCATGAAAGTAACGTTACCGTTGGCACTGTCGAGCGTGAACGCCTCGCCTTCTGCAAGTCGCACACCGTTGACGCCAATCAGTACCGATCCATCAACCGGCCGTGTAATCGGACGATCATAAGCTTCGTAGCGTTTGATGAGCTGGAACTTAACGCTTGCTCCGTCGCCTATTCCAATCTGTTGATCGAATGGCGACGGCGCTGCGCTGCCCGCAGCGGATGAAAAATCGAATGAGTCGCGGAAACGAAAACTATGGAGTGAACCATGCCGGGCCTCGAAGAAGGCAAGCACGGCTTTCAAATCGTCAAGCGAACGCAATCCCGTGCCTGCATCAAAATGGCGTCGGGAATGTGCCCAGCGGGCGTTACGCTTTTCCATGCCGGATGTGAGCGTAACAATTTCATTGCGCCATTCCGGCCCTCCGGTTGCGCCGAAGGAAACCCCGAGTGGAAAACGGACATCGTGAAAAGCTTCCATCTCAAAGTCTCCGCGCGCCGCGGCGCACGGCACCTGCCAGCATGGTCGAAAGCTGCGCTTCGGATTTGCGGAAAGAGGATGCATCGGGTGAAGACATATTGAAGACGACCTGCACAGGTTTGCCAGCATTGCCACCTGTTGCAACTCCAAGCCTGCCGTCTGCACCACGCGCGAGCGGCAGGATGGCTTCTGCACCTGCTTCCCCGGTTAGGCCCAGCGAACCATTGCCCATGCCAAAGTAAGTCGGACTGGAAACCACGCCGCCTTTGGCAAATGGCATGATGCCACGGATACCCGTCATCATGCCCGACATCAGCGACGAGCCCAAACTTTGTAATGGCTGGAGACCAGCCGATAGTGCTGAGCCTGCCAGATTGCTTGCGAGGCCGCGCAGCACATCTTCCAGTCCTTTACCGGATACAATAGCGCTTTTTAGTGCCGTCGTGAGGTTAGAGCCGAAGCTCGACGAGCGCTTTTCAAGATCGGTCAATGCGCGATCGAACGCGCTCGTGTCCGCTTCAACAGAAACGGTTACGGTTTCATCTGTCATTTAAATTACCTGTCGGGAAAAGCGTGCATGAGCGCATCAAGCGTCGCACGCGAAGGAGCATAGCTGTCGCGCGACACGGGTCCGAGGGCCGCTGCAAATTCGCGTGGGGTCATTGCCCAGAAATCTCTTGAGGAAAGCCGCAGCAAACCAAATCCTGCCCGCATAACCTCATCCCATGGAAACGGCTTCTGTGAAGGATCTGATTCAACTGCGGCACTCAAGGGTTTGACGTGGAATCGCTTTCCGGCTTTTCAGCGCTTCCGAATGTGGCAGTCAGAAGTGATGAAACGATATATGCGAACCCGGCTGCACCGCCTTCAGCCCGCATTTCTGCAACATCGTCATAGCTCACATTATGACCGCCACCATGCAGGCCTGCGCAAATGATGCGCTGCATGTCATGAGCAGCGAGCCGCCCTGTCGAAAAGCGTGCAATGAGGTCTGAGAGATTATCCGCTTCAAATGCTGCTTCCAGCTCGGCAAGCGCGCCAAGTGTAAGGCAGAGTGTCCAGTCGCGGCCATCCAATTTTGCCGCAACCTCGCCACGATGGCGATTGACCATCATAGAGCCTCTCCAAATGCAATCAGCCCCGCCGATTCCAGTGCGATCTCGAAAGTCACTTCAGCATCATGATTGCCGCCATACTCAAGTGCCACGATCTGAAACGGTCCCGTAACGGTGCCGAAATCCGGCAACACGACCTGCCAGTTGCGGATCTCTCCATTAAAGAAGAGGCTACGGATCAATGCATCCGATGCCGCGTCCTTGAAAATACCTGATCCACTAACCGAAGCGCGCTGCACACCGCTTCCAGCCAGTAGCTGCCGCCAGCGGCCAGCTGCATCGGCGTCCGTTACGTCCACTGTTTCGGTATTGAAAGCAATGCGTTTGGTGCGCAAACCTGCGCAAGTTTCAAACGCATTTTCACCAGCTGCGATTTTCAGCAAGATATCCTTGCCGCGTTGAGCTGCCATTTATTGATCCTTGAATTGTGCGTTTCCAGCGAAAATGAAAAACGGGTTTGCGTCTGGAAACGCGTAATAACTAACGATTAGAACGGGTCCGCTCCAAGTATTTGTTTTTGAGCGCACCTTGTCCGAAAACCGCTTCACACTTTTCGGGATGCGCTCTAATCAGCGGGTTCAGTCACTGCGCGATAGCGCATGGTGCCGAGATAACTGCCGAACCCATCGGTGTTACGTGCCAAAACTTCCGTCAGCATGAGATTGATGACCTTATGCCCATCCACTTCAAGCGGCTCCTCATCGAGCCGAGTGGCAATGCGCCCGGCAATATCAAGCACACGCTTGCGTCCTGCCTCGCGCGCCCATATCTGGATATTGAGAAAATGTTCGCCCCCCGGCTCACTTGCCGTACTCCAGTCCTTGCTAAGTGTTTCACCCAACGTGACATAGGGGAAAGGCGTTTTAGGTGGCACGTGATCATAAACGTGCTCGCCACCAAGAGTTTCAATAAGCTCGTCGTCGTTCTTCAAGGCCTCATAAAGTGCTTTCTGCAATGCGCTCGCGCCATTCTTCATTTTGATCCCCGCTCGTTTTCTGATTGTCACCTCGGGTGTCCAAACGCCCGACGGCAATATCCTCCCGCACAGCTGCCTGCCTGAAACGCAGCGCCCGGATGAGACCTTCGAAGGTCAGTTTCATGGTGAGGTTCAACGCCCCTCCTCCACTGCAAGACAAATGAGGTAGCGTCCGCTTTCATCCGGATCGTGTACTGAACGCAGTACAAATATGCGTCCGCCCTTACGCAAACGCTGATCGGATGAAATGTCCGCGCGATAACGCACCAGAATGCGATGCGTTATCTCTGGACGTGGGCGGATGCCAAAATCTCTCTGGTTGCTCGATACGGGTTCGATGCGCCCCCATACCGATGCAATTTCCGACCAGGTTTCACGATAACCGCCCATACCATCTGCAATCGGATGCATGGCTTCCAAGGCCAGCTCGGCTGTGAGCTGGCCTGGATCAATAAACAGCACATTGTTCATAGGGATATGCGTCGCCAACTATCCACCATCTGACCGACCATCGGCGGAAGTTCCGCCTGCTTGCTGTCGAGGCCAGCGCGATTTTCATATAGGTGTGCAGCCAGAGTGAGTATCGCCTGTTTGATCGCGTCCGGCACTTCAACGCCGGTCTCGCCAAACCCGGCAATGAAATCCACCTCAAGACCGCAGAAAGACTGCGCGTCTGGATATTGTGCCATATAAACGCGCTGAGGTCGTCGGCCATGCTGGAGCATAAACTCTTCCGGTTCCATGCTGATGGCACTTCCATCCGGTTGATAGGCAACCACAGCGGTCACCGCCTTAGCCGGGTACTTAAATAGAGCCAGACGCCCTGAACGCGGCCAGCGATCCACGCGCAAACGCCATGTCTGGTCGATAAGTGCCAACCCCGTTTCGGCTTCAACAAGCTCACGGGCCGTCTTGATGAGACGCCGCAGAATGTCGTCTTCACTTTCAGTAGAAATTCGCAAAAATGCACGCGCGTCGGCAACCGTCACCGGCTCGAGCGCCGGTGGCGTGACAAGAAACATTGTCATTTATTTTCCCCTTAAAATAACTCTCAAATCAGACAGTTACGCATGACACCCCAGAAAAAGATTCAACGTGTTCGCGAACTGAATCTAGCTGCCAAAATCGGCAGGGTTTCCCCGAAAAGGACTGTAAAAAATGACAGCAAAACCGCTGTCGTATGCGTTTTTAAGCTGCAAATTTCAGAAGCTTGATCGCATCGAAGTCCTGCACACCACCACCCACACGCTTGGTGGTGTAGAACAGCACATATGGCTTGGCGGAATATGGATCGCGCAAAACACGCAAACCAATACGATCCACAACCAGATAACCACGCTCGAAATCGCCAAAAGCAATCGGAGTACTGTCGGCTCCAATGTCCGGCATATGCTCAGCTTCAACAAGACCAAATCCCATGAGTGATGCCTTCTCGCCGACAGCTGCAGGTGGCTGCCAGAGATAATTACCGTCAGCATCTTTGAGCTTGCGCAGCACGCTCTGGGTCTTGCGGTTCATGACAAAATTTGCGTTCTGTCGATAACCGGCTTTCAGCGCATAGATGAGTTCGATGAGCTTATCGGATGGATTAGAAGCAGGTAGCGCACCATCAACACCAGTTGCGATGTGACCAATCTTGCCCCATGCCCAGCTTGCATCCTCGACAGTATCGTAGCTCAGGAAGCCCATCGGCTTGTTCACACCGTTACCGGTGATAAACGCAGCGCCTTCCTGTTCAGCAAAAGCTGCTTCCACTTCCTCAGCAATCCACTGTTCCACATTGACTGCAGCATCGTCGAGCAACGATGAGGTTGCCGCTGGCATTGCGTAGATTTCCATAGTGGGGAACTGGAGTTCCGCAAGCTTTGCCGATGCAGTCTGTGGACGTGCATCGGTTTCACCGACCCAGCCCGTGGCAGGACCGCTCACCGAGAATGGCTTTTTCAGGACGGCGCCTGAAACCTGACGTACGCTGGAGATGCCGCGGATCGGAGAAAGTACTGCCAGCCTGCGACCGATTTCCGTTTCGAGTTCTGCAGGAACAAGATAGCCACCATCCGGACCGGAAGCATAGGAATGCGCTTTCAGCTCAATGCCACGCAGCGCCTGTTCATCGCCGCGACGAACATAACCATCGAATGCCTGTTTATGTTCAACATTGGCCACAGGCACATTCTTGCCCATTGGTGGGCGTGCACTTTTCAGCACATATTGATCAAGCGCCTGTTTCTGCTCGTCGAGAGCACGGTTGATGCGATCAACCTTATCGCGCAAAAGCACATCAACATCGGCACTTTTTTCGACCTTCTTCAGGCGTTCATCATTGGCTTCGCGAAAGGCCGAAAATGCTGTCATAAATTCATCGAAAGCTTCCGACACATCGCCGTCGTTGCCGAGGTTCGAGCCAAGCGCCTTCGTTTCCACGCTCTTGGTTTCGAGCGGGATTGCATTGATATTTTTCATTTTGATCCTGTTTATTTAAAAGACATCATCTTGCAGGCGGCGCGCATACGCCGTGCGAGGCCTGTATTGTCTGACTGGATGGCTTCCCGCCCGTCCCTGTCATGAAAAGCTGCAAGTGCTGCATAGCCTTTTGCTATCACCGTACGTGCAGCGGAACGGCTTAGCCCCGCATCCCGCGTGAGCCAGCGTTCAAACTGTCTGACTGTTGGCAAATCAGCCTTCAGATTATTAATCCGCGCCTGTGGCAGCATCGGAAACGTGACCACCGAGATTTCCCAGAGATCCGCTTCAACAATGTGACGTAAGCCGGTGCGCGCATCCTTGCGTGCCTTGATCGTTCGGAAACCGATGGACAGCCCATCAAGTCCGCCCGCGCGCATTAGCTCCAGCGCTTCGCGTGCCCGCACAACGCCTTTGGCAAGCCTGCCCTCGACATACAGCCCACGTGCATCTTCACGAATATCCGTCCACACGCCTATCGGTTCGGCAGCATCGTGTTGCCAGAGCATACGCACACCGGATGACTTTCGGGATGAAAGCGATTTCGCAAATGCGCCCTTTTCGATAACGTCATTGCCCAGGTCGGCCAAACCAAAGACACTGGCATAACCCGAGAAGCTGCCGTCAATTTCAACCTCTTCCAGTGCAAGATGGGCGCGCTTGGTTTCAAGCCTGAATTCAGAGTTTGCCATTCCTGTTCCTCTCAGAAAATGGAATTCCGGGAAGCGTTGCCTGCTTGGCTCGTTCAGCAAAGCGCTTGAGAACGCCGAGTGCCGACCAAGCGGCAAGGCTTGCAGCAGTAGATCCCATCAGCATCAGTTCCGCGCGGCCAAGAAGAGTCTGTAACGACAGCGTTTCGGCGATTTTCACCCCTGCCGCGCCTCCAAAAACCATGCCGCATATGATACCGACTGCAAAACGGATTGCCGCCTCGCGCTTGCCGTTTGGCAGCATATAGGCCAGCGAGACTGCGGAACCTGCCACGGCACCTGCGATTTTTGCGAACCACACCAATGTCGCATCCGAAGTCAGAACGGTTTCGCTCAGATTGCTCATGGTGTTCTCCTTTCTGCACGCGGCTGATAACCAACCGCATCACGTTTTTCATCGTCACTCAGGAACGAAGCCTCCGAGACACGCCGCCACAAGGACTCGCGCTCAAGGGAGAGCCCCTCAATCCGGTCTGCATCATGCTCAAGTCTGAGGTCATCACCAAACAATGGCCCAAGCCAACAGCCCAGCGCTTTCGCGGTGCGGTTGATCAGCGGCAACACGGTCAGGCGGTAAAAGGCACGATTGGCTTCTGCATAATTGGCGTAAGTATTGTCGCCCGGAATGCCGAGCAGCATCGGCGGCACGCCAAAAGCCAGTGTGATGTCACGTGCGGCTCCATTTTTCGCCTCGATGAAATCCATGTCCTGTGGACTGTAGCCCATGGCCTTCCAATCGAGCCCGCCTTCGAGAAGCAACGGACGTCCCGCGCCTGATGCACCCGTATAACCTTCCTCCAGTTCCACCTTCAGCCGCTCGAACTGCTCTTCCGTCAGATTGCCGCCGTCTTTTGGCGCATACACAAGAGCGCCAGAAGGACGTGCGGAATTATCCAGCAATGCCTTGTTCCAGGCGCCGGCCGCATTGTGAATATCGAGCGCCATAAGAGCTGCTTCCAGCGGCGGAAATCCATAATGATCGTCCAGCGGATGGAACAATTTGAGGTGCAGCCCGGAAGGGGCTGATCCAGAAAGCGATACGGCTCTGCTTGCGTTGCCCGAACGATAGACCAGCGATTGCGGCCAGCCATCGCTCGATGTTTCAAGTGCTACCCGTTCTGGCCGCAAAAGATGCAACTCCATGCGACCACTCGGCAAATCCACACGCTCCACATAAGCATTACCGGAAATCAGCAGATGCCCGTAAAGCCTCTCGAAGAAACTGCTTCCATCCAGACCGCCCTGCGGCCTCTCAATGAGATCCAGCAACGGATGTGTCTCATGTTCGGTGGTTCCTTCATAAAGCAGCAAAGGAACATTGCTCGCCGCTTCCGCGATTAGTCGCACACAGCGGTGTGCCACCGGATTGCGCATGAACCCTTCGCGGGCGAGCGATGTATAATCCCGCGCGATCCACGAAGGCCCACGTTCCATATGCAAGGCCACAAAGCCGTTCGCCATCTTGGTCTGCCGCCCGTCATGAGGATACGAGGGCGCATTCGCGGCACTTCTGCGCCACGGCCAGTTCCACGCCATATATTGGCTCTCCAATTATCTGAATGTTTAGAGCGCGTTTCGATCTGATTAAATCAGACCGGCGCGTCTCAAACCCTTTTATTTTAAGCATAATCTTATCGATCCTCGTTTCACTCCGGTCGGATTATGCTCTAACCAAAGCGGCGGATACGCGGCTTTCGGTCTGCACTAAGCATCAACTCGCCCAAGGCCCAGACCAGCGCATCAAGACGATCCGGCGAGCGCCCGTTTGATAGTCCTTCGGGCGCGAAATCACACATCTCGTCCTCAAGCGCCGGAAATCGTCCGGCATGCCGAACGCGATCCTGTTCATAAAGTGCGGCCACAGGCTCCGCACGCAACCACTTGCCACGCGATGCCCTCCGCATTAGGACGGGCACAGACGCATCTTCTGCCGAAAGAACGGCCGCAACCATCTCGCCCCCCTGATTGACTTCGGCCAAAATCGCATCAGCCTCAAAGCTGTGATAAAGCGCAATCGCGCGGCGCGCCCACTGATGCGGCTTGGCCATGGACATGCTTTCATCAGCGATCACATGGCCAATGCTGCATTCATCGATGCCGGCAACCACTATTCCGCAGGCATCCGACGACTTGCCCGATGAAGCGGGGGGATCAACGGCTACCAGAATACGCACAAGCTGCGGTGCCTCCTGTTCGAAACATTGCTCGATCCGCTCCCGCGACCACAGAGCACCTGCACGTTCTTCAATCAGCTCGCCATCGAGCTCTTGTCGCCCAAGCCGCGTGCCGGCATAACGCTGATTAATGGCCTGCATGAAGCCATCGGCCAGATTGCTGGCATTTTCCGATGTCCGCATATGTGTCATTGCAACTGAATTGTCAGTCATCAGCGTTTTCAGCAACGGCACCGCACGGGGTGTCGTCGTCACAACCTGACGCGGAGAATCACCCAGTCGCAAACCGAATTGCAGCATGTCCCATGTGGCTTGCGGGTTCTTCCATTTCGCCAGTTCATCGCACCATGCGGCATCAAATTGCGGACCACGCAAACCATCTGGGTCTTCAGAGGAATAGAGTGACGCCACAGCGCCATTATCCCAGAGGAGCCGTCGCCGCGTCGTTTCATAGCGTGGCCGACTGGCACGTGAGACAGACAGAATACCCGATGGACCGTCCACCATCACCTCACGTGCATCGGCAAAGGTCTCACCGATAAGTGCGATATGTCCACACGCTCGCGTCGCGAAAGGCGCAAGTCCCAGCGCCATGCCAGACACCCACTCAGCGCCTGCCCTTGTCTTGCCAGAACCGCGGCCACCGAGAATTAACCAGACCCGCCAGTCGCCCGATGGCGGCAATTGCGCGTCACGCGCCTCAATCAGCCACTCGCATTCCGCCGCCATTATCTGTTGTTGCGTCAAGCCCGCGCCCCAAGATTTCCCGCGCGCGCCTTTGTGCAAGTTCGTCAATTCTCCTGTCTATGTGTGCTAAAGCCCGCCTAATTTCACTCAGGCTCACCACCGCGCCAGTTTCGCGACATTGCTCGGATGGAGCTGTTTCGGAAGCGAGTTCGCCGACAGTCTTAACAGCCTTGGCCAGCGCCATCAGCGCTTCAGCCTTGCTCTTGTCCGGCAGTTCATCACCATCGATCAGCTTATTCAGTTCCGACTGCAAACGCTGAAGAGCGCTTTCTGAACTTGAGGGCTTGTTGTTATCTTGATCATCCAAACCGAGACGCCGGATACGAATGCGATAGGTTTTCTCGGAGAGCCCCATCATCTGCGCGACGTCCGCGCTTGCTATATCGTGTTTTGTTTGCAGGCGAAAAGCCAGCCTGACCCGCGCCTCGCGACGCTCGTCAATTTTTCGCGTTTTCAAAAAGCTTTGCCCAATATGCTTTGCAGTAAACTTGGACCCCTTTTACGCAAAACCCCGAAAGCAATTTGCTTCCGGGGTTTTGCGTTGCCGATAAAGCCGGGGGTATCGAGGCTGTTATCAGCATCAGCCACACTTTCTTGACTGTATCTAATTGATAGCAAACCACCGTTACACCGTCAAGGACTATTTTCCTAATTCTGATTTTTTTCCCAAAAGTTTTATGAATTTCGTTTACTAATTAACGTGAGTTCTCGCTTATTAATCTGTTATGATTAAAGGGCAGGTTTTGCTCGTCTCCCAATTCTCACGGTGCCGAAGTAGAGTTTATGCGTAAAACGGCGAAAAAAGATCCTGAAGAGCAAAAGCGCAAACCATTCCAGGTTTCGCGTTTGATTGGCTTTGATGCCTGGATCGATTCCGGCCTCTATAATCTTCGTTTTTATGCCGGGGAGTGGTGGGAGAATATCACCATCTTCTCTCGCCGCTTTCGTGTAAGGGGCTTCAGGCGCCTCGTCGTAGAAGTTCTTGATGAAGGCTTTACACTCGGCGTCATTGGTTCTGTGATCATGCTGGCACTTGCCATGCCCGCATTTGAGGAAACCAAGAAAGATTGGCGCGCGCAGGACGATTATGCGGTTACATTTCTCGACCGCTACGGCAACGAACTTGGCCAACGTGGTATTCTGCACCGACAGGCAGTACCTATTGATGAACTTCCAGATCATGTCATCAAGGCCGTGCTTGGCACAGAAGACCGCCGTTTCTTTGATCATTACGGCATTGACGTCTGGGGTCTAAGCCGTGCACTGAGCCAGAACCTCCGTGCCAATGGTGTGGTTCAGGGCGGCTCGACACTCACGCAACAGTTGGCCAAAAACCTGTTTCTTTCGAACGAGCGAACCCTCGAACGGAAGATCAAGGAAGCGTTTCTCGCTCTATGGCTTGAAAGCAATCTTACCAAGAAAGAGATACTCCAGCTTTACCTGGACCGCGCCTATATGGGTGGCGGCACCTTTGGGATAGCGGCGGCATCCGAGTTTTATTTCGGCAAGAACATCAAAGATGTGAACCTTGCCGAAGCTGCAATGCTGGCAGGCCTGTTCAAAGCGCCCGCCAAATTCGCACCGCATGTTAATCTCCCCGCCGCGCGTGCCCGCGCAAATGTTGTGCTTTCCAATATGGTGGAGAGTGGCTTCATGAGTGATGGCCAGGTCGCGGTTGCGCGCCGCAATCCTGCAAGTGTGATCGACCGCGCCAAGAACGAAAGTCCCGATTACTTCCTCGACTGGGCTTTTGAAGAAGTGAAAAAGGTTGCAGGAAAACTGCCGCAACACACACTCACCGTGCGCACGACACTCGACCGCAACCTTCAGAAGGCTGCAGAAGAATCGCTTGAGTATCATCTCCGCCAGCACGGCAAGGAATATAACGTTTCCGAAGCTGCAACGGTTGTGATCGCAAATGACGGATCGGTACGCGCGCTTGTCGGCGGACGCGACTACGGCGAAAGCCAGTTCAATCGTGCGACCAAGGCGCTGCGTCAGGCGGGATCGTCCTTCAAGCCCTATGTTTATGCAGCAGCTGGAGTGCACCCCGTTTCGCCGGACACGTCGGCTAGGTTGATTTAG